TTTAACGCCAACATCACTCGTAACCATAAAATCACATCCAAACACCTCAAACCCATATTTTGACTCACGCGTGCTTGCAATATGTGGTTTATACACATCGTACGCACACCGCAACACTTCGCGCATTTGCTGCATAATGCTTTTAGCCTCCTTGTCGCTTATTCCCAGTTCTCTCGAATCTGGAAACAATCGATTCTTTTTTGTTGACTTGAAATGTGTATCGTGGATTTTTTTATTCATATAATCTGCATCCTTGTATGGCAACTCTGCAGTAATTATTTTTCCTTCTTCGAATAAAAACCAGTCCGATTTGTGATTTGCTCGCATACAAACCATAAAATACATCCGCAAATGAAACTTTTTACCCTCAATCAACATCGGATTCCGAATATATTTTGAAACCAAATAATCTTTTGATCCCTTCTCCTTTGACTGCTTTCGTCTTTTAACAGCGTTTGTAAACTCTGTCAATTCTTCTTTATTTGTCACATATACAATTCCTTCACCACCACCCGCACCAACTCCAAGCGGTTTAATAATGAGAACACCGTCATCTGCTTCGCTATATTCTGCTACACGTTTTTCGTCGTTTAAGAACCATGATTCCGCCATGTATTTCTTGCAAATTTCGGGACACTTTTTATTCATCTCAATGTAGAGCTGCGCCTTGTCTGTAATCACATTCTTTGTATATGGATAATCTGGATCGGATGTGCTAAACCCCTTGACACCATTCCCTTTCAATACATTTTTAAGTGTAGTTTTGATTTCATAAATGCTGTCTTCATAACGTAGAAAGTCGCCTCCTACCGTCGCACCAACCCACGCAAAATCGGCATTCGGCGTCTTAATATCCACCTGTTTCCATTTATGGTCTGTCAAAATATCCACAAGGCGTGTATGATTTAGCCCTTGTTTGTCATGAATGGCAAACGTTTTCTGTTTTTCTGTTTTTGGTACAACCACGGTATGTCTCAAATTTGTACAGTCCACATCCCTCACTTTTTTATAGATAAAGTAATCATTCAAAAAGGATAGCGTTTTTTCTTCATTTGACATTCCAAGCGCTTTTGAATACAGCGGATTTGACGAATGGTATTCACGCATAATTCTAAACAGCTCTTCAAACGATGCACGACTCTTTCTGAAAATATCACCTTTGTCCAAATGATGCGGCTCAAATCCGTATTTCGACATCATGCCGTCAAGGTATTCGAAATTTACCAAGTACTCTGAAATATAGTTTCCAATGGATTCCTGCCATACCTGGATTTCATATCCTAAACTAAACTCGTCTGGAGGAAATCGCAGGTCATCTTCATATTTTTTGATAATTTCAATTATTTTTTTTGATGCTTCCGATTTTCCACCCTTGAACAATATAAAACTCTCATTTTTTTTCACGCCATTTCGTTTCAACAAATCAAACACTTTCTTTCCATTAAATGTGGTTCCAATGAAAACACCACCAACTTTCGTGCACTCGCACACATTTCTCAAAAAGCCATTCAACGTATCCTCATTTTCAAACATGTAATGCACTGCAAATTGTATTGACGAAATGTCAAACCCTGTTTCCCCCTTTCCATAATTTGCAACAACGCCGTTTAATCCCAACTTCTTCAACGCATCCACACTGCCCTTTCCAAATACAGAATTGGATATTTCGCGTGTAAGTTGACTCGAACCCGAAAATGCTGCACCGTCTTTAACATTCCTGCTTGTATTTCCAACCACAAACATGGCTTCCATTTTTTTTGCATTTTCTCTCGCAAAATTCACATATCGCGTGCATGCTCCGTTTGCCGGATTTTCAATATTATCTCTCGAAATATCAATTCCGTATACGAATGATAATCCTGATTCTTTCCATTTATGCAAATCGCCCGCTTTTCCAACCGCAAAATCAATCAGTGTATCTCCTGCCTTGCTCATTTCATATATAAGCGCTGCTTTCACAAACTTATTATGAAAATCACGTAATCCTTCTGTTAGTCTTTCTGTGTTACTACTACTACTCGACTTATAGTACACTTCAGAAATGGAACCGGTCTGACCTTCTGTAGTCGTTTCATCATAGTTTATATTCCTGTCCACCCCTGTAATAATCTCTTCTGTAACCGGATAGTGAATGGAATACCAAACACTGTCTGCCGTCTTGTAATCATTTCCAAAATTTTTACCATTTTTTCTTAAATCTGCCGTCTTATCATAACGAATGCGCAACGGAATCCAACGCTTCTCTACCTTGTCATACTTGAATTCCACAATTGTCAAATCTTCAAACACTTCCGCACCTTCTTCCGTCACCATGTCACCATCCGAATTCAATTTCATTAAACACAATCCAGCATTGGCGTCATATGGACTGGAAGGAAGAAACTGAATTGGTTTATAATCGCCTGAACCACCTGCGATTTTATCAATGGTACCTTCATATATCATGGCGCACGCATTCGGAATGATTTTATTCGACCGATTCGATGGATCAAAACCAACTTTGAGTACAAGCTCTTTATATGAATCGACCTGTCGATTCGACAACATGTTAATTCCACTTATGGATCCGCCATCGATTTTTTCAATAACTTTATCTCGATTGGTTTTGTCATCTTTTACCGTGTTTACAAGAAAGTCAACGGTGTTGTATTGAGGCGGCTTCCATTTAAACGAAAGCGCCCATGTAAATTTCCGATCCAGCGGTCCAACTTGTCCCGGCGTAGTACCGCCCACTCCCGTATTACACGGTGTGAAAATCAACCCATCGGTTATATACTTGTATTCGCTTTCCAAACACTGCTTGCATAAACCAAATATTCTTTCTGATGCATTTTCTTCGCCGCTTTTTGTTTCAAATATGGAACTTATACCCGCAATACCTTCTCCATCGTCAAAATAGAACCGCTTGGGTTGTACTGTAAGTGAACTTTTCACGCTTTTTAAAACAGGTTTCGCATCCATGGTTGCAATATATTTCAACATTTCAGAATGACGCGATTTGTCCATGTGCTCTTTATTTGTCGTGTAAAAACTTCGTTCGCGAACGCTCTCACCTTTCAAAAAGTAAATGTCAAAGGCCAAATACAAGTTAATAAATGCGCCATTTTTATCATGCAATACATGCTCTCCATCAAGCAGTGTATTATGAAACGCCTTGATGTCAACGACCAATCCGGTAAATTGCACATTTAAAAGCGGATCAATCAAATACACTTTACCACCGGTTGAAATGAAAAGCAGTTTTCGCAAACCGTCTGCCTTGTCTGTAACGGAATAATTTTTACGAATGCTCGGCACCTTGTATGCTCCTACTGGCGCAATGTTTTTAATTTGAAGTGTCACAGATGCCGGACCAATAAATGCAATTCGAGAAGGAGGTCGAACATCTCCACCGTAAATTAGTTTCGAGTATTCGTCTTGCACTTGTCGCATTTCATCATTCGAAATTGGGAAATTGCTCGACTGAATTCCTGATAAAATGGTTTTGATGCATTCTCTCAGACCTTTTAATAATGAATCCAATAGTGATGGTGATTGTGATTTCAAATTCAAAACCTCAGAATTCACCATCTCAATCTCCACTTCATACTTGTCTTCACCTCGCATTACATTCGCTGATTTGAAATTGCCATATGATTTTTTCGATGGTGTAAATGTATCCTTTACAACACTGATATCAATTCGGACCGGATAATTTGGATGTGTAAATGCAGTTCTTCGAATGTATCGAAAGTTTTTACCTGCGGTTTTCCAGTTTGCAACAATTTGTTCGCGCTCATCTTTTCCAATTTCGCGTTCCATTTGAAGAGACACCCTGAAATCAAAATCGGTATTGTCAACCGGACGAACATCAGAAGTAAACTCAGACCCATCTTCGCGAATCACTTTATGTTCCATGTTTCGCTTGATTACCATGGTAGCATTCTTATCCGCGATGGAATTATCAATACAGAAATTCTGTATATTTGAAAATCCATCAATTTGAACACGCACGTCGGAATCATTGAGAAAGATTCTTAAACTGTATTCTTCACCAGATTGTTGAAACTGGAGCGATTTTAGCTTTTTAATGACATTGGTAACATTGTCCTTCGTCAAGGGAGTCGATTGTCTCATGGTTCCAAAACGAACTTCCAATTCTGGATCTGGTCTTAACGACGACTCACTTGTTGTTGCTGTTTTTGTAATTTCATCTAAATATGTTTTCACAATTGTGTCGAATTTTTGTTTTTCTTCGCTTTGTTTTTCTTTATCTTTTGCTTTACCTTTATCTCCTTCTTCTCGTTGTTTTGAGGAAGACATTGTCTATTATTATATACTTTATTTAGATAATTCTATATTGTTCAATTTTATAATAATTTAATTATAAAATTAAAAATGTTGTTTTTCACTTATTTATTGTGAATATTTTTTTTATATTATATATAAACTATAAATATAAATATGCAAACAGGTGAAGTTGTATTTCGAAGCTCTGAAAATACAAAAGATGTAACTTCGCAAACATCAATAACGGTAGACGGTCAGCACCTTGTAGGAATATATGAAGAAAATAGCAACGATGATAGCGGTTCGTGTTATATTTCAATAAGATTAAATGACGTTCAGAGATACGGAGAATTATTTATTTTTGACTCTTATGATCATATTGTTTATATTAATGATTTTGTTTGTAAAGGAGTAATAGTAAAAGGAAAAGGAAAAAAACTATTATTTGACGTTTTAAGTTACATAAGAAGTATAAAAGGAAAAAAGACATATGTTACGTTGCTTGCAGCGAGTAAAGAAAGAGTTGTTAATGGAGTACTCAAGCGTAGTAATGATGAAAAATTAATGACATATTATAAACGTTTGGGATTTCAAAAGATTGATGAAATTGATGGATTAATGTACGGAAATATAGAAACAATAATGATGGCATGTTCGCCGGAAAATTTTAAATCATTACCGGATCCGGATCCACCAATGAGACTAGCAGCAGCAGCAGCAGCAGCAGCATCAGCAGCACCAGTAGACCGAAAAGAACCAGATCCAGCATATTTTTCAGACAGCACTGTAGCTCCACTTGATAGTGAATTTGAATATGATTCTGATACTTCTCATGACGGTGGAAAAAATAGAAAATATAAAACGAAAACAAGAAAATATAGAACGAAAACAAGAAAAAATAAAAAATCAAAAAAGAGGTGGTCATTGAAATATAAAAAAAGTATCAACTGTAAACGACCTCGAGGGTTTTCACAGCGTCAATATTGTAAATATGGCCGTAAAAAATCTTATAAAAAATAAAATAATAAAACCGAATTTAATTCAAAAATTCGCATATACCATCATATAAAAATTGTTTTGTTTTTTTCTCTTTAAATGATTCGATAAAACCGCTTTTTTCTTTTTTCATTGACGTAACTTTATTGTAAATTGCAAGCAACTCTGCATGTGTATAGGATGAAATGGATTTAATTGGCGTCAAAACAGTTTCCATCTTCCATTTCGATTCTCGAACCTGTTTTGCATATTCCAATGATGCCTCTTTCGTTTTAAACACGTGAACCCCCAATCCGCCTTCCACTTCCTCAACAATGTGCGTCGCTAATGTATCTCCTACTCCGTAAAGCTCACAATAACAATTCTTCTTCATAAAAATTGCCGAAATGTTGTAAATAATACAAAGTCCATAAAATCCTTCTAATGTCAGCGGTACATCTCCAGATAGTTCATTTTCAATTCGAACTTTGTTCAGCTTATGATTCTTGAAAACATTTGGCAATTTGCGCATTTTTTCAACTGCACCAATTTTTATTTCTTTTTCGATAACGAATTTTGTTTTCAAATACTTGTACGCATCTTCACCATGTAACATAATGTAAAATGCCCAAAATAGTTTGTCCTTGTCCTTTGTAACATGAAACAAATAAGAATTTGTATTGTTATTATCATGATCATTATAAATATGCGTTTCTTTAACTTCTGATGTGATGGGCATACCCAACTGTTTATTATTTACTTCTGCTACTTGTAATTCTATGATCTTTTGCAATTTTAAAACTGGTTTTACTTCCGAAACTGTTGGCAATCGTACAACATATTCTTGAAGTAACTGGACTGTTTCTTCTAATTCTGATTTCATGATTTATTATTCATTCAATTCAACTCTTTAATATTATTTAAAATATTGATTCGAAAGCGTCATTTTTTTTTTCTCAAATTCACACATTTGATTTTCTTGATTATGAACAAATGTAACATACTCATTCATTTTATGAATTACATCCAAATTCACATAAGACAAATTTAAAAAAACGCCATTTTTATTTTCACTAAATGTAATATGATTTTTATAAAGAATTCGCAAAATCTCAACTTGATGAAAAATTGGGAGTGCTTCAATATTATCTCTCAATATTTTTAATGATTCGGTAAATGGAGTTTGTGAAGTTGCTCTTTTTTTTATTATTATATTATCACGATCATTATTATCGAAATATGTAATAGCGTCATCGCATTCTTGTATACTTTGCATATTTATACAATGTAGAATCTATTATAAATACTATATTGTGTATCTTTTTATATTATCTTATGAATATTTTATTTAATATTTATTTATTACTATTTTTATTATTGTTATTATTTACATTTTTTACATGAATTTGTGACTTCTTTTTAATGTTTGATTCTTCATCATATTTCTCAATCATTGTAGTATATAAAGTAGCCCATCCTAGACCAATCATGTTGCTACACGTTTATTGGGTTTATTATATATACACAAAATATATTTATATTATGTTATTAAATATTTTTATAACATAATAATTTATTTTATACGACAATACTTGAACGTATAATAAGAAGCGAGTGAGACTGCAATTAACATTGGAAGCGAATCATATGAAATGTTTGTAGTTTTTAAAATAATCAATGCAGATGAAATCGGACTTCCAAAAATGGTGCTAAAGAATGCTGTAATGCCAACGATGATGGACTGAATATGTGGAACGGATGTAAAATTATCATATAAACTTCCAATTCCACCACCAATCGACATGAAAACAAACTTTTGTCCGCCTGAACATCCAGAAATAAATGTCAAAATTACATTACAAACAAATTGTAAAAGAGTATTAAAATTATAAGTGCATGAATCATTTAATTCACAATTCACTAGATTAATTCCACTACCCACAATTCTTGTCGGATTTTCCGAGTAATTTATCAGCGTCGCAACAACCAGTCCAAATAATATTGGAATAACGTGTAACAACAGTTTACTCTTGTTCACCAGATATTGCACACCGTAAAATAATAACGTCATTGTCTTCATTAATGCGGATGCAATGATTCCACAAATTACAGCCAAAAACAAATACTGAATGACATGAACAATATTATAGGTGAACTCTATCGGAACTTCTTGAAATAAATCACCAGTTTTATCGTTCGTAATACTGTAAGCAATGAGAATACCAAGACAACAGTAAATAACATTTGATATAATCTTTGAAGACCCTTCACGTAACGACTTTTCAATAGACAAAATGAATGATGCGAGTGGAGAACGAAAAAGTAGTGTAATTCCAAAAACATATCCTAAATAAAGTAAACTTTCAAAACTTAATTCAGATGCAATATTTTTAAATACAGTTTTAAACAGAGAATAAGCATATAATAACAATATCATCGACATATAAACTATTGGTGTTTCCGGTCCAAGTGCTCCGCCGGCATATACCGCAATCAAACTGCTTGCAATAATCGCTAAAATAGAAGTAAATGGAAAATCAGTTTTAAAATAATTTGGAAATTCTGCATTTTTAAATAAATTATGAATGTTGGAATTCAGCGGACCATTAGCATTTTTAAAAAGAAATGATCGAGATGCAACCCAAAAAAGAAGCGGCGTTAACAAATACATGGTTTTGGAATTTTTAAAAATGTTCATTTTTGCTTCGAGAGATAAATTTACAAATGCATGTCGATACAAGACACAAATAAATCCAATAGAATAAAGTGCAATCACAAGGAATATAACCGTTATAACATCTTTAATTACGTTCATTCATTTATTGTTTACTATAATTATATAAATAAAAATAAAAAATATAATTTTATTTTTCATTATTATTGTTTTTTTTAACATTTTCCAGGTTACATTTATACATTTCTCTCAAATCTCTCTAAATAAATATTGTAAAATTATTTCTATAACCCATTATTCATATGTTCGATTCTTCATTTTTATAAAACGATTCGACAATGTTGATTTAGAGAGATTTGAGAGAAAATCATTTTATAAATTTATAATAATATAATAACAATATAATATATTATAAAATTATTGTAAAAAAAATGGGTTCATCACAATCATCACAATCATCACAATCTCACGAGACAGATTCTGAATCTTCTTCAATAGAAGTTGATGATAGGCAACTATTAAAAAATGAACAAATACGACGACAAATTCAACAAGCAAAAAAGGTAGCAAATGAAAGAAAAGAAGCACAAAAAGTAGCAGAAGAAAATGCAAGAAGACTACGAAGTTCAAAAAACCCGGCAGCAGCCGTAGCACTAGCCGTAGCAGCAGCAGAAAAAAAAGCAGAAGAATATGAAAAACAAGAAGAGAAACTACAAGCAGAACAAGCAGCAAAACTAGCAACACAGGCCAAAATACAATTAACAAGAGAAAGACAAGAAAGAATGAAAAAAAAAGAAGAAGAATTAAATGATATGTTTTTTAGAAGTTTTGGAGGAAGAGCAAGTAAGAAAAGATATGTAAATGTTAAAAAGAACTATAAAAAAGATATAAAATATACAAAGCGACGTAGAACACGTAAAAGTAAAAAAAATAAAAAATAAAAAAAAACATTTTCGAATTCATCCAGCGAATTCGTTTCAACGAGCGAACGTTGAAAATTAATATTTAGAGATATTATATTTGAAATTTG